TCACGAGTATTACCACCACAATTTATAGAAGATCTAGCAGTCGATTTTGGTAAACAACTTACGGCACAGACAGCTGTCCCTATGGATACATCTAAATTTGCGCCACAGGTTGCAGCTCAAGACCCATTACAGACACAAGCGGCTGCTTTAGCACAAGCGGGTATTGGTTCTTTTCAACCATTTTTACAAGCAGCACAACAAGGTGCTACAGATTTTTCTACAGGTATTGCGTCGGCACAAGCGTTAACAGGCACAGGTGCTGGGACGGGGGCAGGATCTATTCAAGATTTTATGTCTCCATTTCAACAACAAGTTATCGATGCAACATTAGCTGACTTCGACCAACAAAGAGCAATACAAGAACAAAACATTAGATCAAGACAAGCAGAATTAGGACAACTAGGTGCAGGTAGAGCTGGTGTAGAATTAGGACAATTTAGATCCGATTCAGATAGAGCAAGAGCTGCATTACAAGCAGGACTATTACAAGAGGGTTTTGGTGAGGCTGTTTCAAGAAGACAACAAGATTTGTTAAATAGACAGAGTTTAGCTGGAGAGCAATTAAGAGGAGCTGGTTTTCAAACTGGACTAGCTAATTTAATTCAAGGTTTACAAGGCACAGATGTTAGCAGGTTAGGATCAGTGGGCGCTATCCAACAAGCACAAGCACAGGCTCAATTAGATGCACAAAGAGAAGGGGAGAGACTTGCAGCGTTTGAACCTGTAGACAGACTAAATAGATTTGGATCTGGTATTGCACAATTAATTAGTGGATACCCAGCAGCAGGCACAAGATTACAAGTGTCTCCAAATCCAACACCATTACAAACAGCTCTTGGTATTGGTACGACACTAGCTGGTATCTACGGAGATATAGGAAAAGGCTTTAAAGCTTTTAACGCATAATGAGAAACAGAATATTAAAAAGACCGATGTTTAGATTAGGCGGTAGCGCTGAAAATGAAGGTATCATGGACGGTATGAGAAAGAGATATAATCAAGGCACAAAGCCAGAAGATATTGATTCAACATACCAAGAAGGTGATTTTAACGTTAACCCTACTAATCAAACAACGCAAAGAACAGGCGAAAGACCATCGTTCAGAGATATACTTGTTAATTCTCCAAACCTTAGTCCATTCTTAACAGAGTTTGGTTTAAATTTATTATCACAATCACCAACAGGAAATATATTTCAAACAGCAGCTACTGCAGCAAAAGAACCATTTCAAAGATTAAAAGCTAAAAGTGCAATTGGTGAACAAAGAGATTTTGAAAGAGAACTATTAGAGAGAAAAATAGAGTCACAAGAAAAAATAGCTAAGTCAAGAGGTGGTGATAAAATGTATGATTTGATGTACAAATTAGGTTTAGAAAAATTTGAAAACCCTGCACTAGCTAGAAACTACGCTAATTACTTTGACACAATTGAACCCACTGTTGCTGCTCAATTTGGTACACAGTACGGTGGTTTGATAGAACAAGACATATCAATACAAAAAAACGCTAGACAACTAGGAAACACTTTAGAGAAACAAGATAAACTTAATAAAATATTCTACGATATTTACACAGGCACTTTTAAACGATTAATAAAAGAACAAGGCAACTATAAATTTGTACCTATAGCAGGATCTGCTAATGTAACAGATCCAGAAGGAGAAACATTACCTACAGAAACGGATAAAAGAAGAGAATATATGGAAAGCATAAACCCAGAGCTAGAAAAAATAAGAAAACAAAAGAGAAAAGAGTTTCAAGAAAGTCTACCAGATTTTTTACCAGACGAAGACGTAGATATATAGGAGGAACATGGCAGAATTTGTCCCTCTTCAAGGTCCAGAAAAAAACAGTGACGCAAGTTGGTATACATCCATAGGTGCAGGCCTAGTATCAGGTGTTCTTAAAACAGTAGAAGGTATCGTGTCTCTTGGTGCAGAACTTATTGACCTTGGAGCAGACTCAAACAAAGTAGCAGACGTAGAAAGATTTTTTGATAAAATAAATATATTTGAAGATGCAGCTAATGATAGAGTTGTAGGTAAATTAGTAGAAACATTTACACAAATAGGTATACCAGGTGGAGCAGGTTTTAAACTAGCTACTAAGCTAGCAGACAAAGCAATTAAAGCAAAACGAGCTGGTAACTATGCAAACTTTAAGTCACCAAATGCGATGAAAGGTTTGATGCAAGCAGAAAAATTAAACAAAAGAGCAGGCTACAAAAGGTTTGCCGCTGGTGTGTTTGGTGGTGCAACAGGAGAGACATTTGTTGCAGATGTAGATGATATAGGTTCTTTTGGTGATTTTTTTGACGGACCAACGGCACTAGACAGAGATGAATCTTCCGGTAAAGATGAAGCTGCTAGAAGATTAGCAAATAGATTTAAGTTTGGTGCAGAGTCTTTGTTTATTACACCTTTCGTATATGGTGTAGGTAAATCAGCAAAAGCACTAGCAACTAGAGGTAAGGAGTTAGCATACAGTGACAGTGTGTTTGAAAGATGGTTAGATAAATATGTTGGTAGTGGTTTTAGACCTAGAGGAGATTTACCACAAGAAGTGTTTGACTCTGAAATGGCAAAAGCAGGATTAAAAGCTAGAGATAGTTTTAGGGCAAAAGAACTTGTAGAAAATATAACAAAACAAGCTGATGGTATGATACCAAAACTATCTAAATTTTTTGACACTAACACTGCAGCTGCAGAAAAAGAATTATATAAAAAACTTAACGATGCATTGTTTGATGGTGACTTAACAAAAGTTATTGATCCAAAAGTTACAGATGAATTTGTAAATTATCTAACTTCAAAAGGTATTAAAGAGAAGGCTGTTCAAGATTTATTAACAAATGTAAACGCTGCAAGAGGAGAGTTTACTAATTTAATTCAGATATTAGAAAGAAACGCTGACACACCGGGTGCTATATCTGCAGGTAAAAAAAACTTACAAGAAATATTAAAAGATAGAATACAAGGTTGGGTGGGTAATACATACAAAGTGTTACAAAAGCCAAAAGGATTAGCAAAATTTTTTAGAAACACAGAGCCAACAGAAGAGGCTTATGCAGGGGCTATAAATTTATTCAGAAGATATTTATCAAAAACAGACAACACTAGAACTAAACCTTTTGATCTTGACAGCACACAATACTTTGAACAAGCAAAGGCTGCTGTTGATGATATTATTAATCAAGTACAATTAAAAAAGAAACCTGGACCATTACCTGATTTTACTTATCAAGACAAAACAGGAATGGTAAAAACTAAAAGTTTTGAAAAAGCTGTAGGCAAAGGTAGTAAAGTATTTAGACAATTGTTTGGTGAAATAGAAGATCCTAGATATTCTATCTTCAATGCTATGACAAACCTTTCATCTGTAGCAAGAACTGCTACATATTTTGATGATATAGCTGCAAAAAACACAGAGGTGCAAGCAGCAGGTGGTAGAGGATTTTTTTGGAACACAGAGGAAGCAGCAAAAGCTGCAGTTAACTCACCAACCACAGGTATACAAATAGTTAAAGTTGATGATGTCATTGAAAAACTACCTGGATCAAACACGATTATAAATCCACTAAAAGGTAAATACACAACAAAAGAAATAGCTGATGGTGTTAAAAATTTAAATGGAGTTGCATCTGGATTAACTGCTGCGATTAGAGGTAGAGAGGGTGCTAACCCTGCAGAACAAGCTGTGAGTTGGTTCTATAGAAATCTTATGTTGTTTCCAAAAGCAATATCACAATTAGCAAAAACAGTTTTATCTATACCTACACATCTACGTAACTTCTTTAGTGCTGGTGCATTTGCTGGTGCTAACGGTGTTTTGTTTGAAGGACTTACTAATCCTAAACTATTAGCAAACGCCTTTGCAGAGGGTATTGATACGTCTGCATTATTAAAATTAGGGCCTGGTAGTGCGAAAGCACAAGAAGCGTATAGAGAACTATTAGAACTTGGTGTTGTAAATTCACAGGTTCAAATTGGAGATTTAATTAATCTGTTAAAAGATGCAGGTGGTGGATCAAACGTTGCAATCATGGACGCAACACTATCACCATTCATGCGTAAATTAAAAAAATTAGGTAGCTTCTTCCAAGGTAAATATGTTGCAGAGGACGATACATGGAAGATTACAAACTATGTAGTTGAATTAGATAGATTAAAACAAGCTGCAGTAAAACAAGGTATTGATGTAGCAGATCCTGCAATATTAAAAGGATTAAAACAAGACGCTGCAAACATTGTAAAGAATACAGTGCCTAACTATGCCTTTGTAGGTAATTATGTAAAAGCATCTAGATTATTACCTATCGGTAATTTTATGTCATTTCCTGCAGAGATTATGAGAACGACAACAAACATTGCAGAGCAAGGTTTGAAAGAACTACGACACTCTAAACCAGTAAGAGGTAG